GTGCTGGATCTCAAGATACCAGTCTACGAGTTTAACTCTGATTTTAAGGTCATGGGGCTGTTGATACGACCGGCGATCAAGTTCGCCTACACTCAGTTTGGAGTGTCTGTTTCAAAGTCAATAGGTGAGCGTATTGCGTCGTTCTGCAGCTCGAGGAGCAGCATATTGGCAACAGGCTGTTCAATGACAACGGCAGATATCGCGCAGAGACTCCAGGCTCGCTACCACTATTGCTTGCTCGGCGCGGCGACTTCTGCCAGCTTCACAACGTACAGCCATCTCCTGCTGGAGAAGCCGGCAATACACCTCGGCTTCTTCCCATTTGAACCTGTGAAAGTCGTCGGAATCTTTGGCATGCAGTCGGCAAAACTGAAATACTATCAAGACAGCGACAGCTGTTGGGAACTGGGTTACATGCATCGGCCTGGATCAACCCTCATTGACTCAGAGTATGCCATAACATCATACCTCAAGATCAGCAGGCAAAAGAAATTCTACAAACTTCTAGAAGGTCTCGAAGTTCCAGAAGATTGGAGGTCAATCCATGATGAAAACCCTTTCGTGTATTACAAATCGCCTGACGAAATTTCAAACATCACGGAGGTGAGGTGGTCGATCTGGTCGAAAGTGATGTCGCCAGGAGTGCCAGAGTCCCTAAATTATGACTCTGCCTCGAAAGTCGCCGCAACAGGTCACTATTGCTGTCATCGACCTTGCGTATTGGTCAAAAGAGACACTGACATCAGGAAAACATCGCTGATAGGTGCTCTGCGGTTGCTCAAGAGATGTGTGATTCCCACTTCTGATATCATGGACATCCTCGTACCAAACTGCAGGATAATGTCAAGCGTTCTAGACAACATCGAAGACACCAGTAAACTGGTCATGATCCCGTCACAAGAGACTACAAGGAGATTCCACAAGGTGATGATGCCGATCGCAAAGCCTGATCTATTTGCGCCTTTGCTTAAAGTTGTCCGGACTCTCTGGTTTGGTTGTTCAGATTTAAGCGTTCAAACTGCTTCTAGGCTCCTTGAGCGTTACCGCGAGATTTACCCGTATCTATGTGCGACGGAAGAGGAGACTTTTAGGACTGGAGTCTTCGAAGATCGACTCGCGCTTGCTGCCTTTGTCAGGTCAGTTTCACTAGATCGACCTGTTGTTCAGGCCGTTGCACCAGGCCACGATCTGGATTTGATGAGCTTGGTTGAGTCTGTCATCACAAAGTGTAGATATCGAGGTCATACCGTCTGCGGCGGATCTGCTGTTTGGACAGCAAAAACCATGCCAGAACTGGCACTTCTCATGTCAGCACCCGAGGCGCCTGGAACCATCTTGGACCTGATCAGATCGTCTCTGCCGTGCAGCACGCTTGAGTGCCAGCCCGGCGGGATCATCGATCACGGCCCTTACAGTGACAACGAAGCACGAATTGTGGTCGACTACGCGCACACTAGGGACGGGAACCGGCTAGCCCTGAACATCATGAACATCAGGAGCATAGACTACATGTGGTGGGCTGAACCGCAAACACAGGCAGGGACAGGGGATGAGATCCGATATGTGGGCCGGGGGAAACTGTGCGGTCGTGTCAACGGCGTCACTGTCCATGTCTCGGTCTGTGACAACTGGGTGGAATCAGTGAGAGTCGGTTCTCTGGATCATGCTAGGAGTATCGCTCCGACAATCTTCCTGCACCTGGCCAGGAACAAATTAGCACCATGCAAGCTGGATGTGTGTCGATCTTTCAAGACGAGTGCCTACCTGGTGGCTCCCGGGAGAGTTATGCTTCGACCACTTGGGAACACTGATAATCCTATCCCGCTGATTTTCCAACCTGG